ACTGGGGTAAGAACATCATTACTATCTTTGAAAGCGTCTAAACCAGTAATAAGACCGATTTCAGAAATACTTGCATTTTCGAGCGATTTATCAATGAATGTAAACCACTCTTTAAATTCTTCAGCACTAATCTTCATACCCATATCGATGTAGTTAGTTTGAACTTTATCACCTTTGAATGAGTTAACATAACCGCCAACAGTTTCAGCATTTGGATCTTTAGCTGTATCGGCCCACATCGGAGTATAAGGTTTTCCATCAACCATCATTTGAATACCATCAGTATCATTGAAGTTGATTTTCTTGAAATAATAACCTTTCCAACCAGCAAATCGCGAATTTGATGGATAAACGATTTCCATCTTATACTGACTTCTGATATCATTAGAAAGTGTATCACTTACTGGAATAAAACGGAAAGGAATCATATTATAAAGTTTATTGTCTGTAGAATGTGGAGGCCATGAAGTATTGTAAACTGTACCATTAATAGCACCATCACCAGCACACCAATATTCTACTTTTCTTCTGCTAAAAAGATCAGAAGGTAATCTATCATTATGAGCTACAACTGTTGGAACTGAATCTCCAGTAGCAGGATCATATTCACCAAGAACATTGCTATTAATAAACAAATGTTGAGACATATCTGGTTTAATAGGGAAATTATCTTCAAGTAACTTTGTACGTCCTAAAAGAACAGTTTTGTTTTTACAAACTTTAATTTCCTGTGATCCTTCACTTTTACAGTTTTTAGCAGTAATAATAACACATGTATCAAAACCTGTTTGATTCTGTTTAATATGTAAATCATCTGGAGTAATCAATCCGTCAGATATTTTAACAATTTTACGCATAATTTTTAGTTTCTCCTGTAGAAGTTTCAATCGTTAATTTACCATCCGATAAACTTATCGAATCTGTAATAGACGATTTAACGTTTATAGATAATTGATGTCTCATTTCAAATAAATCTAATATTTTACAAGCACATTGTGTTAATATTGGATCATATTTAAACTGATCATCTATATATTGAATTGTTGAATTTTCAATCTTCATATCATTATTTATATTATCATAAAGAACGTTGTAAGCATTTAAATAGTATGTGTATATCAATTCAAATTCATCACTATCTAAATCTACATTCATAGAAGATTTGATATATTCACGTAATTCAATTTTATCAACCGGGTTATACGTTTGCCAAACATTAATCGGATTATAAAATAATTGAATGTCTAGACCTTCATAAGATTTATCACCGAACGTATAACGATAATCAATGGAATAAAGTTCTGAGAATACTGATAAGAATTCATTAAACAAAATAATCATATCATTGATATAATCTGAAGATGAACCAGATGTATCTGAATTTTCAGCTTCATATACTAATTTTGAAAATGAATCATTTACCCATCGTTTAAATACATCAACAATTTCATTTTGTAGTTCTGTTATTTCTACATTAGTAGGATTATTTCCTAATTTGTCAAGTATATAAACTTTAAGTTTATCGGCTTCCAAACTAGTTAAATATTCAGTAAATGTAGTACAATTTCTAAAAATGAAATAGATACTATTATTAGTTCTAGATTGATTAAGAATATAAGTCCAAGCTTGGAATTCTCTAAAATCATACGAATTTCTTAATTTCCAAGTAATACGTTTTAGAAGATTAGGATATTGATTTTTATAATCATCTACTAATTCTTCAAATGTAGTATCGTTTGTAAATTCACCAAGCTGTTGTCCATTAGAATAGAATCTGTATATAGTCATATAATCTGAAAGATCTTCATCATCTGTATCAAGATGTTTATATCCATCAGCTGGAATTTTATCTAATGTTACAATATCTTTAAGTCTTACAGTTTCAATTCTTTCGCCATCAACTCCAACAAAGAAATCTTTAAAATCTTCTTGATTTTCTTTAATAAAATCTACAACTTTCCAAGTCGCAACTTCTGGGGAAATATCATATTGTGTTACAACTCTACCATCTACAATAACTTTATTTTCAAATGAAGTTTTTTCTAGAGCAAATTTTCCAAGTTGTCTGAAAACTGCTGTAGAATTTATAACACAGTTATCCTTAATAATGACATCAGGATTTGAATAATTCTTCATCTGTTGTAACCAACACATTGCACCAAATAATGCAGCAGGTGGAACAGATATATTAGAATTAAAAGCCGTTTTAATTTCAAAAAATTCTGGAGAATTATTTTGATCAAAGAATTTTAACATCAAATAAAGTAAATCTCTAATTTGACGCTGTGATTCCAAAATATCTACAGTTCTCGTTAATGTAATATAACGTGTTAAGATTGAGTTAAAATTCAATGCAAGTAATTCTTTTTTAAGAACTTCTTTTTTACTAGCTTGTAAATCATTGGTATCATCTGCAGACCAACCACCCCATAATTTATCTTCATTAACGAAAATATCATAATCGTGAATAACATCTTCAGATGTTGTAGTATTTACATCTGTAGCAGAAACTTCTCTAAATACTAAATCTATAGAATTTTCCAATCCTTTAGATGTATCAATACTGATAGAAGCATTATCATCAGTTCTATATTTCTTTTCAAGATAATAACGTTTTAATTGTACATTAGGGTCTTCAAGAATTTTTTCAAGAATAAGATTAAGAACGTAGTTATTTCCTTTATTAGCGATCAAATCGTTTAGATTTTTAACAACACGTTCTTTTAATTTCACATCACTAATTTTAGTTAAAGAAGAATATCCATGTGAATTAAGAATATCATTAAGATTCTTTTCAGTATAAATACCTAAAGAATATTTTTCAATGTATGAATTCGAATAATTAATAATCGTATAATACAAAAGATTTTCAAGCATAAGAATATTATACAATGGCTGTTTACTATCAAATCCATCTATATAATCAAGTAAAACTTGAGTTTTAGCTTTATTATATGCTTTGAAAAAATAAGTTAATTCTGTATTAGATAAAATATTCTTTTTATATTTAATAATTTCATAATTTCCTATCATTCTCAATTTAAATGGTGTATAAGATTCACCAATAAATTTTAAATAATTATAATTAGGATATTTTTCAATTACTTCATCAATGTGACCTTGAAGTATATAATACGAATATGTTAATGGATAATCTGTATTATTAATATCGTGAGCTTTAACCAAATTAATTGTATAAAGTTTATCATGAATTGCTAAAGCTGGAGCCCACGAACCTGTTGTTAAATAGAAATCAAGAGGATAAAATAATTTATCTTCTTCATCGTAATAATAATATTGAGTATATGGATCCGGAGGTGTAGAATAATCTTCAATTAAACTATAACCCAGTTCACCTTTATCAATATTTATTAAATAAACGACTTCAGCATTCGAATTAGGAACTCCCATGAATTGTCTATAATATTCATTTCGTTCTTCATACAAATAAACTCTTGATATTCGTAAAGCTGTTAAATAATCTTTATAAAGTTCTTTATCTTTATTATCTTCTAAATCTTTAAAAGAAGATTCGGTCAACATATCTAAAACTAATTCATTGTATGTATATGGTTTAGATTTATCTGAAGATAAATAAACATGTACATATTCTTTATATTTTCTACGATCATCTTTATCATAATCAGTAAAATGATCGGTTTTAGTATACGCACCATAATATGCATAGTAATTTGCTATAGATTCCGAAGTTTCTTTTCTATTAGCTTCATATTTATTTTTGATAACTAAACTTCCAATAAAGTCTGCTATCTTTTCAATTTCCGCAGCTCCAGTTTCGGAGCGATAGACGTTCTCAAAACTCATATATTCGGTATCTCCGCTTTAGAATTTACGTATTTAATATTGTATTGAGTGAATACAGGTTTAAATACATTTAATTTATTATTTTCCAAATTAGCCTGATAATGAATGAAATAATTCTTAAGATCAGATCTATTTTTTGGAGAAAAATATTGCCCATATTCTTTAATAAAACCTACTAAGTCACCGAAAGTCATATCTAATGATAAGAATGGTGCTATCTTAGGATTATCCATGGATTTATGAGCAGTCTCCGATAACATTACAGTTTGTACCAGTTTTCGTCTATGTAAATCTAATACTTCAGCTGCAATATCAAATGTGTTTATATCATTAGCGTTTTCTCGCAAATGTTTTTCAAGTACAATAGAAACATAATCATACAATGTAAAAATTGGTCCATGATGCATTTCTATTTTAGTTTTATCACCTTTTTCAGATTTAATATTTCCAAAAACAGAGCATCGATCTAACTTACAATCTACTTTAAGATATGCTACATAAGCTTTATAAAGTTTAGATCTTCTTACTCTATTTTCAACAGATTTAATAAATTTTTCACGAATTTTAGAATCTGATAAATCTAATGGTGATTTGTCAAATGGAAGATAATAATATTGTGCATCTTCCATACAAACTTGTACAGTTCCATTTGAGGTTTCTTTAGAAATGATATTAACCATTTTAGTAGTTGTAGCTGGTAAATCCTGTGTTACATTAGTTAAATTAGCCATAAATCTACCTCAAAAATTTATATTTAAATGTCGAGCTTTAAAGAAAAAAAGAGAGGGAATAAATCCCTCTCTAAGTTTAATTAATGCAGCTAGCTTTTAAGACTATCAACAATCGTTTTGATGATAAGTACTGGCAACCATGTAAACGTGATTGTTAAAATCATATCTTGTATAGTTGCTTTCTTCCATAAAACAGGTTGTTTTCTCCTAAAATTAGAATCGTAAGTACATCTGATAAAATATATTAACCTATTGGCAAATATAATTATCGATGTAGCGCAATAAACAGCTAATAAAATGAATAAGATATAATCACCATCAACCATTTATTCTCCTCCTTTTTTAGTTTTTAATTATTCAAACTTGGTTTTCAATGCAATGAGATGCTTATGAGCAATATCATGAAGTGAACAAATATCCATTTCAACAATTGACTCTCTATCTCCTCCATCATTTGCACTGTCATCAACGATGATAAGATTAAAGATGAAGGTAGCATCAAAGATATCTGAAGTCTTTTCAACTTCGCCCCATTCCTTAATAAGATTAAAGAATGTTTCAATGATAGCCATATACTTAGAAATCAGTTTTTCATTAAGATCCTGAATTTTCTTAGCAATGGTTTCAACTGCAGCATTAGTAGCTGCTCCTCCAGTGCTCTGAAGTTTCTTAGCAGCCTGATCAGCAGCATTGAGTTCAGCCTGTAATTCTACAATTTCGCGACTACCGATAAATCCTGTAACATTTCCAGAATCATCAAATGTAGACAATGGAGCAAAATCCTTAATAGACAGTTCTTTACAAATCAAACCTTTTGTAGGACTTGTAATAGCTGCCTTGAATTTTACTTCTTCGAAATCTTTACCAATAACATTATTTCCATACATTCTGGCAAATCTATCGTAGATAGAAACCACGAATAAAGAAATATCATTCATCAGATTGAAATTATTCGAAGCTACATCATTCTTAATACTTTCGATATTGAATGAAGCAGAATCTGTAATTGCAAGATTGATAAGATCTTCTTTTGAATTTGTAAGATCATAAAAATTATCACCTACAATACGCCTGATTGACTGAATAGGTGCTTCGAAACGATCGATATCCATTTTAGATGATGGTTCCAATCCTTCGAAATAAATTTTTGTTGCTTCTTTAACAACTGGCGATGCTTTTTTATAAAAAGCGTGATTTATCATATTTTTCCTCCTATATGATAATAAATATTTTTTAGTATTCTATTAGTATAATATATTAACCAAAAAAGGATAAGTTTTTAAGCTTATCCTTTTTAGTCATTTTATGAAGAAGCTTTCTGATGATTTACAAATGGATTATTATCTACTGTAACACCAGCTTTCTTCATAAGATCTGGCAATGATGTATATTTAACATCGTCCAAGAATTCATATGGGTCTGGTTCATCAGTATCACCAATTTCCAAGCTAATTGCTGATAAGTACTGATTCAACATCTTTGCAGGTATATTATCAGTTACTTCATCATCAGCCAGTGGAAGATCATGAAGTCTTGTAGGATCTTCAAACATTAATGATCTAGCCATATCAGATCTTAATTGTGAATTTGTAGATTGTACAGCATAGAATCTGTTAACCTTTTCAGGATCAACAAGATTTTTAAGATCGTTATTATCCATATCAGACATCTGGTTACAAGTATCACCAAATGGTTTACCAACTTCAGATTTCTTAACAGATTTGTTAGGAAGTCCAAGTGGAGTAACAGAACCTAATGAACGTGCGGAGAAAGCAGCATCAGGCATCTGTTTAAGAACCATCATATAAACATCAGCGATAATAATTTCATGCTGAGATGTGAATTCACGAACCAATGTATGATCATCTTTCTTAAATACACGAGCTTTAGTAGTGTCGAAAGAATTGTGTTTGTCAAGCTGGTTTTCTTTGAATTCTTCTGAATTCCATTCAGATTCATATGCCTGAATATTATTGATGTAACTTACCAAATCATCAGGTTCGAATGATTCATCATCGATATCAGATTCAGCAATTTCACCATCTGTCCAGACATAATCATCTACCCATTTATTATCATTATAAACTTCTTTAGGAAGTTTAAGAACGTTTTTATTGTCATTGATGTGTAAAATTCCAACTTCATCTGTAACATGCTTTACAGTTGTTTTTGTTTTCTTACCATCTTTAGTTTTAATAACTTTATCAATCGTTTGGAATACGTAGTTATCAGTGATTTCCTTTACAGCATCAATATTTTCTGTCGAATCATACCTTGCTGCTAATTCTGGAGAAACATGATAAGTTCTACACATCTTAACTTTAGAAGTTTTTATTTTATACTTCCTTGCAACTCTTTTAAGAATTTCCCATCCAATAGCATTGTGTGCTGGAGGATTATACATCATTATTCCCAAAGGAGATGTATAAAGATTATTAAGAAGTTCTTCTCTATCTCTATGAGGAATATTGTTGTAATATTTCTGCCAATACTGACCCCATTCAGGACTCATATCTTTGAGATATTCAAAATACAACTTATATGAATCTTCTATAGTTTTCTGTTTCTTCATTCTACGAAGAATTTCATCAGAAATGTAACTTATGGTCTGATCAAACAATTGATCTGGATTTGTTCGTCCAACAAGACCTGCAGAAGAACAAATAACTTCAGCACGTACACCATTCTTATCAATAGGCATAAATTCATCAGGCCATACTTTACCAATTACAGCTTTTCCACCACATCTATTAGTAAGTTTCATAGCAGATGTAAGACGCTGTTCTTCAGCAGTATAAATTGTAATATGTGCAAATTCAAAGTTACCTGTATTTGAAGAATATTTAATATTTGGAGTAATATAATTTCTTGCATTGAAAAGACACTGCTCCAAACGATCTGTAATATGATTAGATTCATCATTTACAATTGGCTGCAATACATTTACAATTTCCTGATTATAACGTAACTGATCATTATAAATCTGTTGTAACTGTTCTCTGTGTGGATCAGAATTAAGTTCATCAACATCATTTACTTTGATATCAATATCAACTACCTGACCAAAAGCACCAAATTTATTATCAGTAATATGAAGAGTCTGTAAAGCCATATCTGTAAAATCTGCAGATATATTTTTCTTATCCATTTTGCGAGTAGCAAACAATATACCTTTAGAGTTTACATATTCTCCTACCATAGGAAGAACTTTATATTCCTGGTTATTACCATAAATGTTGAGAAGAACATCATTTTTATTAATAACGTATTCTGTTTTGGTTACAGTGTGAAACACAACACGTTTAGCAAAAGATTCTGAAACTACAATTGAGTCTTCCTTTACTTCAGGAATTAACATAAATGCTACTTTTGCATTTATTCCATAACGATAATTTCCAAATTCATCAAGAGAATTAGCTTTATAAATTACATCATCTTTTGTAATATATGAACCTGGTCCTTTTGCATCGTTATAAGAAAATGGTCTAAGAAAACCATGCTGATCAGAAAGTTTCTCATAATGTGAAACTTTGATAACATCGTAATTCTTTGTACCCTGCTCACGTACGACGAGAACATATGACATATCTTGAAAAGATGAATGTCTGTTGATCTTTGCAATGATTTCAAGATTTTTATCAGCCTTCATGTAAGAGTTAAGATACTTACCGAATTGTTTTTCCCAACCTGTAAAGTTTCTAGGACTCTCTGGATTATCCAACATCAAATGTTGTGTATAATGGACACTAAACATATGTTGTCGTGGACCTGCTGCATGAAATGGATGAGACAATAAACCTGTTGAAAATACTTTATTGATATTTTCTCCAGAATATTGCTCAATAAGATACTTCATTTCCTCTTCTGTAATATTAGCACTATTCAACTTATTTATCCTCCAATAAATATTTCCTATTAAGTACTGTATAAATATATAATTAAAAAGTAAACTGGATGACCGAAATCATCCAGCTAACAAATAATATTTTAATTATTTATAATTACTTCTTTGCTTGTTCAGCCTTTTCTTTCTGCTTATTGAAGAAAATTTCAAATGGACGCCATGTGGATTCTACACCATATTTCTTTTCAGCAATTTGTGCACGAGTCAGTGGCTTCTTCTTAGGTGGTTCCTTTTTGTCGGAATCAGGCTTGTTTTCAGTTTTAGTAGCAGGTTTTTTGTTAGTTGGTTTAGCAACACGCTTAGCGACTGGCTTCTTATCAACAGCTTCAGCTTTCTTTACAAAATCGTTACTATTTCCTTTAACGACTTCTTTTGATTCAGTTTTTTCAGTTACTTCATTCATATGATGTTTCTCCCATTATAGATCAGAATTTTATATTAATATATAGTACATTTTTTAATTATTTATAGTTTTTATAGGTTCATTATCGAATATTGATGTATCATCTGTTAAATATTCGTTCTTTATTCTATCTATATCATCACTTCTAAAATTAAAGTCTATAATATACTCTAAATTACAAATAAGGATATCTGGAAAATTAAGTTTGAATTGTTGATCTACTGTTGATCTTGATAAATGTTTGTTATGATCGCTTATGATATAATGAACATTTATTCGTTCATTACCAAATGCAGAAACTAAGTTTTTCATATTTTGTTTAATGACTTCAAATTTTCCAGAACAATAAGATTCATAAGTTTCTTTATCAAAACCTGATAAATTAATAATGAATGTGTAGTCTATGTTATATTTTTTCAAGTATTCATATAATTTACGTAAATAATTAACATCTGTCAATTTAATTCCATTCGTTAAAAATGTAACATGTTTTATAAGCGATTTATGAATATTAAATAAAAAAATATCACGAATGTATGGATTTTCGAATGGTTCACCTTTACATGATGGCGAAATTCTTTTTACAAGTTTAGATTTTAATATAGCTTCTAAAACTCGTTCGCTATATTTATTATACAATTTCATTTTGCTTTTAGCATTTTTATGATCATCTCTAACAGCACAGAATGTACAATTATGTGAGCAAATATAATTTAATCTATAATTAATTCCTAAATAATCTTCCAATTTAAAACCATTATATTTCTCACATTTTTCACATATCTTTTTTTCTTTTATAATGTTTAATGTTTTCGAATAATATTTGTCGAAATTTTTACAAACCTCATCAATTGGATATACTAATAATTCACAATTACGTTTACAACAAAAACCAAATGATATATACTCTTCATCATTTTTAGTAACAAAATCTATTTCGATTGTCTGACTAAAGCAATTAAATTTATTACACATTTTATAAATCCTTAAAAAAATAAAGGGAGTAATTTTTACTCCCTTTATATTAATTGATAGCTTGATTATTACCAATTATCATCACAGAGATATTCTGTTTCACCAACTTTTATCTCATTAGTTGAATAAACTGGTATTTCCACTTTGTTATCAATATATGGTTCGTCGAATTCAGTGAGCATTATGATTTCATCTTCACCAAGAGTATTTGTATATCTATCAACTCTTCCGAAACCATCAGCTACCATATCGTGAATTTCAAAATATTCACTATCAACAATCCAACCATGATTTTCATATCCTGGATAATCCATAGAATAATGAAGAATCAAATAGATACGTGTTTCAAAATCAAGTTCACCAAGAGCTTTAATATCAGGAGGTAACTGATGAAGTAATACTTTACTTATCAGATACAAACGAGTTGTAAAGCTAAGAGCTCTTGCAAGGATTGGATCTTTATGACACAAATCCATAAGAGTTTTACGTGTAAACTTGATTTCTGGAAGAATATCAAGATACATACCCATAGGGTTGCCAGAAATACCCCACTGACCTTCTTCATAAAGAATTTCAAAGTCTGTAAGTTCCGGTTTGTATCCTGTAGCAGAATCAAATACCATTGGATATCTTACACCTTCTGGACCATTCTTATTTTTAAGCCAATCCATAAATGCAATGATACCATGAACAGCATCTCCAAAGATTTTTGTTTTTTCATTAAACAATCTTTCTTTAACTGAGAGCTGACCAACACAGAATGACTGATAAAGTAATTCTGTACCACCCTTAACTTTCTGATTAAATTTCATACCAGGAAGCTGAGGCTTTGGTGGATTATAACGATCAAGAACTGGAATTTCTACAAGGTGGTTAACCATTACGAGACAGATCTTTGCTTCTTCACAAAGTTTCTTAACTTCATTAATAAACATTGTGTTATCTTTAGCAATCTGCATAGCATCCATATTAGATGTACCTGCAATTGTATCTGTACTCTTAATATTTCCTTCTTTATCAAATTCAAGTTCTGTTTTAGAACGAACTGCAGCAATAGAGTCAATAAGAGCATAAGTTGTTGGAAGTACTTTAATTGTATCACCGGTAATAGATCTTATACCAGTATTAATTTCCAATTCTTTTCTATGTGCAATTTTATTTCTAGCCAATACAGCAAGATCGTTATAGATTTCAATTATTGACCATGGTTTAGAAATAATACGACATCTTTCCTGAAGCTGCCAATCATCCCAACCAGTTACATCTTGAATTCGTTTAGTTGTAGTATGACCTTCTACATTATAGAAAATCATTTCTGATACCGGTC